TTGAAAACCATTTTCTCTCGCTGCTTTACAGAAATAATTATCTTCACTGAAAGTATCTTTATGGTCAATCGCTGAATGATAAACAAACTGCGGATAACCAATCTTAACAAATAATTTTTTCTTAACTAAAACGCAACCGAAACCACAACCGCCAATTTCTATTAGAGAGTTATTAGGTAAATTTTCAATTGGAATATTCTGTAGATTTTGATCATATACCTCAAGAGTTTGATTAGGCAGTCGTTGCCGATATATTCCTGTGACCAAATCTTTATCATGATCGAGTAGGCGAATCAATGTATCAGGAGGGAATATAATATCCGAGTCAACGGAGAACAAATAATCATAATCTTTATTTTCCATCCAGTTAGCAATCAGATTACGAATTTGATCAATCTGATAACCATAGAAGAACTGAAACTCAGTTTGATAACCTTCTGGAATAATCTGATCATAGATTGACTTCATTGTCTCTGGTTCAATATACTTCGCTGTGGGAATAGCAATCAATATTCGTTTAGTTTTCTTCATATTTTTTCCTAAAATGTTATTTGCAGTTTCATTCTGTTCTGTGCCATTCACTTTATAGTCGTTGATTGGATTGGTGTCGTTGTAGTTATATACGATGTCAGGCACGCATACGACCTTCTCTGGGTCTGCCTGTTCAATGATGTTGTAGAAGGTAGAGTTATCCCCACCTGCACGATACCATTCGCCCTGCGCGTCTTGGAACAGTGTGGCGTCTAGGTCCAAGGCAAGTCTACCAAGAAAAGTTCTTAAATGCGGATACGGAAAGTTCCAGTTGAATTTATAATCGCGATAAGACTTATTCGCTTTGACTTCTGGTGGATAAGGTTGAGCAATCAATGGTATCTTATCAACTAACGACCAGCAACTGCCATAGGTATATTCTGCGCCATCATGATATAGATTATTATACAGGTTAAAGATATTTGAATTATTGACTAACCAATCATCACCATCAAGGATCATTGTAATATCTTCTGGGTCACATTTTGATTGAATGGTTGATATTTGATTGAACACTGCTCCCACATTTTCTTTACGAGTAATCACCTCAAAGTTTTCAAGACCAGTTTCAGCGATTGTATTTTCAATCACCTCAGCAGTGCGATCTGTTGATGCATCATTAATAATAATCATCCGATAGTTTTCATAATCCTGTGCCGCAACAGAACGAATACACTTGTCAATATAATTCTCTGCATTATAAACAGCAGTAATAACTACAATAGGTTTCTCTATCTGTTTGCGAATGGTCGCTTCTTCGTAGTTATGAAAACGGCGACCAAATACTTTATGAACACGATTGTTAATATCAGTCACTTTACGATATTCTTGGATTGATAAGAAGTCACCCATTAGTTTATAGAAGTGTTGTTTCCATTGTAATGCGACTGTTGACCACGCACAAATATCTTTGACTTGATTACAAGCATACATCTTCTGTTGATGTAGATAAGGAGTGTTGTATGCGCGAACAACAGCATCAGCAAAGATTGCCGATTGAATATCGGTATCAATTGACGGTAATTGAAAGTTTGGTTGTATTGGATAAGGTATTTTATAACAAGCAACATCAATCGCAGTTTCTTCAAGTGCGCCGAAACGACAAGTAATGAGTGGTGTATTATATGCGAGAGACTCAAGTGTAGAGATGCCAAATGTTTCAGGAAACGCAGAAGGATATATCATATATGAAGACTTCACAAGTATGTCAGCGATTTCTTTTTGTGATATGATACCAGTAAACTCTATGTCTCTATCTGCGTGAACTGGATTATCAACCATATCTCGCCAGTCAAGTTCCTGTTGATCTGGACCATGTGTAGATCGAAATCGATAGAAACCACCAATGACCTTGAGTTTCGCATTAGGTAGTTTTTCTTTGACAATCGGCCACACATTATTCACAAGAGGTATCATACCCTTTGTAACTGACGCATTATAAACAAACAGATCGGGGTCTTTTGCTTTTACATCTACCCATTCGTGATGAAGTTGAATACCATTGCGAGTTTGGAAAATATATTGTTTCAGTGTTTCATAACTTCGTTGTTTGCCGTGATTACATGTTGTTACATATGATGTATGCCAATCAGACAGAGTAAAGATTTCATGAATGCGACCTCGTAATACAAAGTCTTCAATCAGATCATCACCATCACAGAATGTATCATGCATCCAGAGTACACGATGTTTAGATGTCATTGCGACACTTTCAAGATTAGGTAGTTTGTCTGCCCACTTAAATCTTTCTTTCATTGAGTTGGGTGCAAATGAAACCACTGATCTTGAAGAGATATAAATATCGAAGTAATTATGATATTGTTCTATGTCATGTAGAGAACGATATGTAACACCGTCATAGATGCCTGGATTTGCATCGTCGTGTATACAGTCGTTAAATACAGTAACTTCGAATCCTAGTTGAACAAGTTCTTTTGACATTAGAATGATTGCGGACTCGGAACCACCTAATCCTCTTTTATCGAGTGTGGATCCATCATAACAGAGGCCGAGTGTATCAACAAAGCAAAGTTTCATATAATAAGGTTCTCAAAGAGGATTGTTTTAGTATAAATACAATTATACTTATATTTAACTCATTTGTCAATATGTATTGGAGAATTTAGTGACATTTAAAGTAAATAACGTTGCAGTTTTGAGTCAGAGTGGAATTCCGTTTATGTACGGATCAGGAGATGTTGACACTGCACCCAGCAATGAAACCAAGATAGTTGGTAGTGATACTGCGGATTCGGACTATTTCGGTGGGCAAGTTGCGGTAGGATCAGGTAGAATTTGTGTTGGTGCTTATGGTGATGACGATAATGGTTCTGCATCTGGTTCAGCATATATCTTTGATCTAGATGGCACTCAACTCGCCAAGATAACTGCCAGTGATGGCGCGGCGAGTGACCTGTTCGGTGCTTCAATTGCGGTAGGATCAAGTAGAATCTGTGTTGGTGCTTATGGTGATGCTAGTCAAGCTGGTTCAGCATATATCTTTGATCTGGATGGCACTCAACTCGCCAAGATAGTTGCCAGTGATGCTGCGTCAAATGACAGGTTCGGTAGATCAGTTGCGGTAGGATCAGGTAGAATCGTAGTTGGTGCCCTATTTGATGACGGTATCAATGACGGTAATGAGAATAATTCTGGTTCAGCATATATCTATGATCTGGATGGTGTTCTAATAACCAAGATAGTTGCCAGTGATGTAGAGGAGAGTAAACGATTCGGTGAATCAGTCGCCGTAGGATGCGATAGAATTGTAGTTGGTGCTTCGGGGGATAGCGATAATGGTTCTTATTCTGGCGCAGCATATATCTTTGATCTGGATGGCAATCAACTCGCCAAGATAAAACCAAGTGATGGTGACATTGGCGACTATTTCGGTCGATCGGCGCCATTCGCCTCCGGCACTTCCGGAGTTGCGGTAGGATCAGGTAGAATCTGTGTTGGTGCTTATGGTGATGACGATAATGGTACTTATTCTGGTTCAGCATATATCTTTGATCTAGATGGCACTCAACTCGCCAAGATAGATGCCAATGATGGTGCGGCAGGTGACTATTTCGGTAGATCAGTTGCGATAGGATCAGGTAGAATCTGTGTTGGTGCTTATCTGGATGACGATAATGGTTCTAATTCTGGTTCAGCATATATCTTTGATCTGGATGGCACCCAACTCGCCAAGATAGATGCCAATGATGGTGCGGCAGGTGACAATTTCGGTGCCGCAATTTCGGTAGGATGTGGTAAAATCTGTGTTGGTGCTTATGGTGATGGTAGTAGTGCTGGCGCAGCATATATTTGGGACACACCAGATGTTATTACACCGTTCGATGTAAAAGATTGGGAGAGTGGATACTAATGGCCTTTAAAGACAGCGCAAGTGATATAGTAATAAGTGACAAAGGCGAACTATTGCACAAATCGTTTAATCGCCTGACTGGAACCATACAGAGTACCGAAACCAAGATAGTTGCCAGTGATGCTGCGTCAAATGACCAGTTCGGTTTCTCAGTTGCGGTAGGATCAGGTAGAATCGTGGTTGGTGCTTCTCGTGATGATAGTCTAGCTGGTTCTAATTCTGGTTCAGCATATATCTTTGATCTGGATGGCACCCAAATCGCCAAGATAGTTGCTAGTGATGCTGATGGAGGTGACTTTTTCGGTTTCTCAGTTGCGGTAGGATCAGGTAGAATCGTGGTTGGTGCTTACAAGGCGGGCGGGGGTCATGCATATATCTTTGATCTGGATGGCACCCAAATCGCCATTATAGAAGGTACCGGTTTGCAGACAGGTGACCAGTTCGGTGCCGGAGTTGCGGTAGGATCAGGTAGAATCGTGGTTGGTGCTGATGCAGATGATGGTCTAGCTGGTTCAGCATATATCTTTGATCTGGATGGTACCCAACTAACCAGGATAAAGGCCAGTGATGCTGCGGCAGGTGACCTGTTCGGTAGATCAGTTGCGGTAGGATCAGGTAGAATCGTGGTTGGTGCTTATCGTGATGACGATAATGGTTCTAATTCTGGTTCAGCATATATCTTTGATCTGGATGGTACCCAACTAACCAAGATAACTGCCAGTGATGGCGCGGCAGATGACAGTTTCGGTTTCTCAGTTGCGATAGGATCAGGTAGAATCTGTGTTGGTGCTTATGACGATGACGATAATGGTTCTAATTCTGGTTCAGCATATATCTTTGATCTGGATGGCACCCAACTAGCCAAGATAAAGGCCAGTGATGGCGCGGCAGATGACGAGTTCGGTAGATCAGTTGCGGTAGGATCAGGTAGAATCGTGGTTGGCGGACATCCTCCGTACGGTGCTACTGGTTCTGGTTCAGCATATATCTTTGATCTGGATGGCACCCAACTCGCCAAGATAGTTTCCAGTGATGCTGCGAATGCTGACCATTTCGGTGTCTCACTTGCGATAGGATCAGGTAGAATCGTGGTTGGTGCTGATTTCGATGACGATACTGCTACTGATTCTGGTTCAGCATATATCTATGATCTGGACGAAAATTTCGACACTTATATTGAAAGACAATTAGGATACTAATATGAATTACGCAAGAATAGATACAACAACAGGTGACGTTATTGAGTTTCCTTATAGGAATAATGAACTCACTGGAAATATTCAAAGGGGCGAGACTTTACCGGATGATGTAGTTGAAGTTGATACCTACACAAATCGGCCAGCGACTGCGTGGGATGAGGTTTTACGATATGCTGATATTACTAGAAATGGTGATGCATATATTTTAAATTATACGATTGAAGCTCGATACTTTGAAGATGATGCAGACCGTAAGAAGAAATTTCTGGCATTACATAAAACAAAAGATCAGAATAATGAGAAACGGTTTGCATATCTGTCGGGAGAAATGGTAAAAGACTACCCTCTGTCAGAAAGGGAAAGTTGGTATGTACAGGTTTCTGAAGCAGAGAGATACCTTGCTGATAACACTTCGGTTGTACCAATGATTTCAATAATGTCCACGAATCGTGGTGAAACTGTTGATGTACTTGCTCAGAAGATTGTTGACAAAGATAACCTAATGCGAGTGGCCTTCGGTGATTTACTCGGTCGTTATCAGGATAACAAAAACAAGTTAAACAGCATTGATACAGAAGATGATACAACTTGGAGTGCTATAGACACAATTGGAGCATTGTAAATGCCTTATAGAAATATATCTACATTTGGTAGTTTTTTAAGCAGAGACCTAAGTTTTTATGAAGAGGATATGGGTGTTACTGATGAATATGATGATACCACTACACCCAGCAATGAAACCAAGATAACTGCCAGTGATGGTGCGTCAAGTGACGAGTTCGGTTACTCAGTTGCGGTAGGATCAGGTAGAATCTGTGTTGGTGCTTATAGTAATGACGATAATGGTAGTCAGTCTGGTTCAGCATATATCTATGATCTGGATGGCACTCAAATCGCCAAGATGACTGCCAGTGATGCTGCGGGAAGTGACTTTTTCGGTGTCTCAGTTGCGATAGGATCAGGCAGAATCGTGGTTGGTGCTTCGGGTGATGACGATAATGGTAGTCAGTCTGGTTCAGCATATATCTTTGATCTGGATGGCACCCAACTCGCCAAGATAAAATCAAGTGATGGTGCGGCGACTGACTATTTCGGGGAAATAGTTGCGGTAGGATCAGGTAGAATCGTGGTTGGTGCTTTGGTGGATGACGATGATGGTTCTGCATCTGGTTCAGCATATATCTTTGATCTGGATGGTACCCAACTAACCAAGATAACTGCCAGTGATGCTAACAATGGTGACAGGTTCGGTACCTCAGTTGCGATAGGATCAGGTAGAATCGTGGTTGGTGCTAGTCTGGATGACGATGATGGTAGTGAGTCTGGTTCAGCATATATCTTTGATCTGGATGGCACCCAACTAACCAAGATAACTGCCAGTGATGCTGCGGCGGGTGACAGGTTCGGTCACTCAGTTGCGGTAGGATCAGGTAGAATCGTGGTTGGTTCTTATGGTGATGACGTCAATGGTGGTCAGACTGGTTCAGCATATATCTTTGATCTGGATGGCACCCAACTAGCCAAGATAACTGCCAGTGATGGTGCGTCGGGTGACAGTTTCGGTTTCTCAGTTGCGGTAGGATCAGGTAGAATCGTGGTTGGTGCTTATGGTGATGGTGATGATTCTGGTTCATCATATATCTTTGATCTGGATGGCACTCAACTCGCCAAGATAGTTGCCAGTGATGCTGCGTCAAATGACAGGTTCGGTAGATCAGTTGCGGTAGGATCAGGTAGAATCGTGGTTGGTTCTTATCTGGATGACGATAATGGTGGTTCATCTGGTTCAGCATATATTTGGAACACACCATTCGTAAAACATCATCTGGATATTTTAGATTGACAGTAATATATTTTTGTGATATGATATAAGACTAACACAATGGAAGTTTATAATGAAAAAGATAACACACTACTCTCCTATAAAAGGAGTTGATGTATATGATAATGTCTTTAGTTTAGCAAAAAGATTTGATATACAAGAGTCGGTGAAAAAATGTCCTTATCAGATAGGGTGGTCTGATAATACTGACAATTCCGAACAATATATGTTCTCTCGGTGGACTCCCGAAAAACTCAATTCAATCAATTTCTTTTCTGATTTTGTAGAGGGACATCCTTTACACGAGAAAATTAATCCCGACAAATTCATTCGTTGTATTGTAAACAATGATGTATGTACAAACACACATTGGACACATACACACATCAACGAAAATGTTTTTCTATATTATGTAAATATGGATTGGCAAGATCATTGGTCGGGTGAGACATTGTTCTATGATAAGAACGAGAACCACGATATTATCTTTGGATCGCGATTTGTGCCAGGAAGAATCATTTGGTTTGATGGAGAAATTCCACATACAATCCGGCCGCAATCGAGACTAGGTCCAAAGTATCGTTTTAGTCTGAGTATTTTCTTTGAGAAGTAGATTATGAAAACTTATTATTTTTTGTCTGGACTTCCGCGAAGCGGCAGTTCAATGTTGTCTGCTTTGTTAAATCAAAATCCTACATTTTATAGTGGTCCAAGTTCTCCTGTATGTGGTTCGATCGTCGCACTTGAATCTTCTATAGAAAATAATGACCTGTATAAATCATATCCAAAACCCGCGTATAAAAAAAGCATGTTGCAATCTTCATTATACAATTATTATAATGATGTAAAAGAAGATATTATTTTTGATAAGAATAGAAGTTGGACACACCGACCCGAATATATTTCAAAATATTTTGATATAAAAAATCCAAAGATTATATGTACTGTGCGAAATCTCGACGAAGTGTTAACTTCTTTCATCGCGATGATTTCGCGAAATCAAGACAAGAAATTGAATTTTATTGATAGGTTTCTACAATCCAATAATCTTCCTCTGAATGATTTTACACGTTGTCAGTATATCGCATCAGATGGTCCTCTAGGAAGAGCATATACAGGATTGAAAAATGCTTTGTCGGGCGAATTAAAGGATAACATACTCTTAGTTGAATATTCTGATCTAGTAGAAAATACAGACGCGACTATGAAATCAATCTATAATTTTATAGAACAACCCTATTATCAACATGATTATAAAAATCTATATAATAAACATAGAGAGAAGGATAATAAAGTCTATGGATTGTCTGATATGCATCATGTCAGTTCTAAAATAAAATACTATTGTAGAAAGCCAGCGGATGTTTTGCCTCCACAAGTTATAAGTGATGTGCGGGGTCTTGAGTTCTGGAGACAATAATTTGATTATATAAATAACACCGAGACAAACTAATTACGGAGATATCAAATGGCAGTCCCTGCTACACGTTCTGATTTTAAAGAATACTGCCTGCGATCACTCGGCAAACCTGTCATCGAGATCAACGTTGATGACGATCAAGTCGACGATCGTATTGACCAGGCAATACGTTTCTATTGGGATTATCACTTTGATGGAACCGAAAAAACGTATTATAAACATCAGATAGACGCGAATACGATATCAACGCAGTCGATTACTCTTCCCGAGAATATCATTGGTGTTGTTAAGATATTTGAACTCGGCGATCCTACCTCATCCACTGGTGATCTGTTTAATATAAAGTATCAAATCGCACTCAACGACATGCATACATTGTCTAATATTGGACTTACAAACTATTATGCGACAATGACACATCTTGGACTTGTTCAAGAGATGCTTGTTGGCAAAACTCCGATACGTTATAATCGCCATCGCGACATTTTACACCTCGACAAAACTAAATCTACTATGACTGTTGGGCAGTATTTGTTAGTGGAGGCTTATGAGGTTGTTGATCCTGATGTATACACTGATGTGTGGGCAGATCGTTGGTTACAACATTATACTGCACAACTCATTAAAAGGCAATGGGGTTCAAACCTAACAAAGTTTGAGGGATTACAATTACCGGGCGGCGTGACATTTAATGGCAATAAGATATACGATGATGCCGATACCGAAATTAAGAGATTGGAAGAAGAAATGATTAACAATTATTCCCTCCCTGTTTCTGATATGTTGGGATAATTACATGACAACCAACGTCTTCTTCAATAATTTTCAGAGTTATGCAGAACAAAATCTAATCGAAGATTTGATCATTGAATCAATTAAAATCTACGGTCATGATTTGTATTACTGCCCGAGAACAATTGATGAACAAGATGATATTTTTGGAGAAGTTACCGTTGCCTCCTATAATGATGCATATCTGGTTGAAATGTATATTAAGAATGTTGAGGGGTTTGAGGGTGAAGGTGACTTTCTCTCTAAGTTCAATATTCAGATTCGTGATGAAATTACCTTCACTGTTTCACAGAGAGTATTTTCCAACGAAATAGGCGCGCCAGAAATACAGGTTCGGCCTGAAGAAGGTGACTTGATATTTTTCCCACTTACCGGTAAAGTATATGTTATCAAGATTGCTGAACATGAAGCACCTAACTTTTATCAAATGGGTGCCTTACAGTGTTATGATTTGCGTTGCGAATTGTTTGAATATAGTCATGAAGATTTAAATACAGGCGTTCCTGAGATTGACAATTTAGAGAAATTATATTCTGAAAATATTGCCGTGTCAAACGCCGACTCAACATATGCGAACGGTGATATTATTATGGACGCGAACACTGGACGACCAGTTTCCGCACCTGATTACACTACTGATGATCCATTTTCCGAGAATGCTACGTTCCAGTCATCCGGTGCTGATATTATAGACTTCACCGAAACAAATCCTTTCTCAGAAGGGTCTATCTAATATGTTTGGTCAAACTTTCGCACATGGTACACTTCGAAAATATGTCATACTGTTTGGCACATTATTTAACGATGTGTGGATTAATCGCAAAGATTCTGATGGTAATGTTAAGGCATCATTCAAAGTTCCTCTCGCATATGGACCAAAAGAAAAGTTTCTTGCTCGTATTGATGGAGTTGATCAAGACCTCGATCCAATGGATCAGCCATTCGCAATTACATTACCGAGAATGGGATTTGAAATCACCGGGTTTAGTTATGCGCCTGAGAGAAAATTGCCAACAATTCGACGATTTGTAACGACACCATCAGATGCGGATGAAGATCAAAAGAGATACCAGTATAACCCAGTGCCTTATGATATTCAGTTTTCTTTGTCAATTTTTGTAAAGACTGTTGATGATGGTACTCAGATCATAGAACAGATTCTACCGTTTTTTACTCCTGAGTGGACAACGACAGTTCAGTTGATTTCTGATCCAGATATTACTCTTGACATTCCTCTGGTTCTAACAGGCACCTCACAAGATGATGTGTATGAAGGTTCGTTTGAGGAAAGAAAGTCGTTGATCTTTACCTTTGATTACACGATGAAAGGATTCTTCTTTGGACCTACCAAGAAGAGTGAGATCATCAAACTCGCGAATACTCAGTTATATGATGCGACACTGTTTAACGACATTGATGATGCTGTTGGCAACACTGATGTTATATCGAGAATTACAGTCACACCAGGTCAAACAGCAAACGGCGCGGCTACATCAAACGCATCTTTGACTGTTTCTTCCAATAATATCTCTTCTGATGAAAACTTTGGTTATATAGTGGACATAGATGAAACATTCCCAGATGATGGAGCATAATATGTCAGATGATATAATCGGTGAAGTTCTTGATCTTACTCCAATGCCAAAAGAAGAAAACATTCCGACAACTTATGAACCTACTATGTCCTCTAATAGACAGGCAGAAACAGATGTAGCATATGTTCGTAAGAATATGTACGACTTAATAGAGAAGGGTACTAGGTCAATGGATGAGTTATTAACAATTGCTGATCAATCGCAACATCCTAGATCATATGAGGTTCTCTCAGGACTGATTAAAAATATGAGCGAACTGAATAAAGATTTAATTGATCTTCACGACAAGAAAAAGAAACTCTTAAATACTGAACAAGAAAATGTGTCACCCAACACCGTAAATAATAATTTATTTGTTGGGTCTACGAGTGATTTATTAAAAATGATTAATCAAGAGAATGATGTCAGTACCGATTAAAGATATTGAAGAATATAGATCGTATTTGGGTAACACCAATTTAAAAAGACACGGTGTAGATATTTCGTGGACGGAGGATATGATCCGCGAATATGTAACTTGTTCATCTGATCCGATTTATTTTTCAGAAAAATATATTCAAATAGTCCATGTAGATCGTGGTTTAATACCTATTGATCTATATGATTATCAGAGAGATATCATTGAAAAGACAACAAACAACCGAAGAACATGTGTCGTTACAGCGCGGCAGTCTGGTAAAACAACGACTGCTGTATGTCTTATACTTCATTATATTCTTTTCAATAATCATAAACTTGTCGCTCTACTCGCTGATAAAGGAGACTCTGCAAGAGAAATATTGGATCGTATCAAAACAGCTTACGAAGCATTACCAAAATGGTTACAACAAGGAGTCGTGGAATGGAACAAAGGATCAGTAGAGTTTGAAAATGGATCAAAGATCATCGCAACCGCTACTTCCTCTACTGCTATTCGTGGCAAATCCGTATCTTTCCTATACATTGACGAGACAGCTTTCGTTACGAACTGGGATCAATTCTTCGCCGCAGTATTTCCAACAATATCTTCAGGCACAACCACAAAAATATTGCTTACATCTACACCAAACGGATTGAATCATTTTTATAAAACTTGTGAAGGTGCCCGAGAAGGTAAAAATGGATATCAGTTTGTATCTGTAATGTGGTATGATGTTCCTGGTCGCGACGAGAATTGGAAACAAGAAACGCTCGCCGCGCTGGACTTTGACACTGAGAAGTTCGCACAAGAAATGGAGTGTGAATTTCAAGGTAGTAGTGGTACACTTATATCAGGTAATAAACTAAAACAACTTGTGTATCGTGAACCGATTGAAGAAAAGAATGGTCTGTCTATGTTCTATAGACCGGTGATCGATCACAATTACACTATTGTGGTTGATGTTTCTCGCGGTAAAGGATTAGATTATTCGGCATTTCAAGTCATAGACACCACTCAAATGCCTTATATGCAAGTATGTGCATATCGTGACAATATGATTTCTCCGATGGATTATTCTTCAGTAATCCATAGAATAGGTACTTTCTATAATGAAGCACAAATTCTTGTTGAGGTTAATGATATTGGTGAACAAGTCTCCAGTACATTATATGAAGATTTTGAATATGAGAATATGTTATTCACTGAAAATGCCGGCCGCGGCGGGAAACGATTAACTACTGGATTCTCATCAAAGTCTGATAAGGGTGTACGAACAACAAAAACCGTTAAGTCGGTAGGTTGTTCTATACTGAAATTGTTGATTGAACAGAACCAACTGATAATAAATGATTTTGATACGATTAAAGAATTGTCAACATTCAGTAAAAAAGGTGTAGGATGGGAAGCCGAATCTGGATGTCATGATGATCTTGTGATGGGACTTGTACTCTTTGCTTGGGTATCTAATCAGAAATTCTTTAAAGAATTAACTGATATAAATACTATTAGTCAGTTACGAGAAATGAATGATGAACAACTGATGAATGAATTAACTCCTTTCGGAATCATTGATGACGGGCAGGATCACTTTGAAGATAACCCTCCCATGGCGGTAAAAGGTAATGCATTTCTTTTTGCCGACGATGAAC